CACCTTTAAACGTTTCGACATGTGTTGCTTGATTCTTAACACTATCATAGTCTCTAAACTTTGTGTTTAATTCCTCAAGTTCAATACGATGTTTATTGGTCAATTCATTAATGTCGGTACTTTGTTTGGCAACAAGTTTTTCCTTTTCGTCTAACTTGTTTTTCAAATCTTGTATGACACTACTTTCATTCGTTGCATTGGCTTGTTCCAATTCTCCAATTAATGTTTGTAATTCATTATTGGATCTTGCCAATGCTTCAAGTTTTTCAGTCTGTTCTTTTACAACATCATCAGTAATTTTTTGATTCGCTTGCATTGAGACATTTCGGACAACACAGTCTGTCATTGTTGCCGTCAATGTCTCAATATAATAATTTAAATACTTTTCATTTGCCATTTCAAACTCCTATCATAAAAAAAATCTATTACATTATATAGTCAGCTTAGAATTGACCTCCGTCCAAAGCGGATGACCAAACAGGAACACCTGCGTTGGTTACTGTAAGTATTTGATTAGACCATGTTTGGTCGGATGTACCTGCAGCAGCAGTAACAGCTAGTGCATTTGAACCATCACCGTATACGATACCCTTTGTTGTAAATGTAGAAGCACCGGTACCGCCTTGTGTTACAGTCAGACCAGAAATGTCTGCCGCAGTTGCAGCACTTACACGGCCATAATCATCAACAGTCAACGATGTGATTGTCTTAGCGGCACCTAGTGTACCAGTCAATGCATACGTTACGTTAGCGATTGCTTGAATTGCACCATTGCCATTACCAACCAACATTCTACCAGCGGTGAATGTCGATGCACCTGTACCGCCTTGTGGAACTGATAGACCAGAAATTTCTTGTTGTGTGAATCCTGTTACACGACCATATACGTCTGTTGTAATATTATTAACTGTGTTTGATGTTGCAACGTTTACGTTTACAACAGAAACGTTTGCTTGTGATACTAGACCACCTGTGCCGTTACCAAGAACAACCTGACCTGCGTTGAATGTACTTTGTCCTGTACCACCTTGGCCAACTGTTAGACCAGAAATCTGACTGAATGTTGCAGCGGTTGTTCTACCGTATGCATCAACAGTTACAGAAGTAATGGTGTTATTTTGTGCGCCAGTACCAGTTTCAACATAAGTTGTATTAGCAAGTAGTTTTAATGAGTTTGAACCATCACCAACAAGGATAGAACCAGCTGTGAACGAACTTGCACCAGTACCACCACTTGATACTACTAAATCTGTACCTAAGATGAGATTATTAATCTCAGCGGTGCCAGCAACAAATAATGTTCCAACGTTTGCTTGAGTTGTATTAGCGTATGCTGCAATTAAATTGGATTTTAAAGTTGCTTGGCGGAAGGTTCCATCTGCAACGTTAATTACGTTACTTGTTGGATCGCCTGTGTAATTATCGAATAGATAGTATGCACCATCACCAGCGTGACGAATCAAACCAGCAGAACGGGCCGATCCATCATTATATGAACCAACGAAACCGATATCGACTGCATCACCTGTGTTGTTTGCTGCAAGACCAATCAATGAATCTTCAACTGTCAATGTTGTTACATCATATTTTGTAACTGCACCTAGAACAGCAAGGTTACCACTGATGGTAATATTACCATCAATCGTTTGATTCAACGATGCAGTATTTGCACGAACAACTGTAGTGTCTACACCAAAAGAAACTGCATTGTCTGTTACTACTGATGTGATACCTTCACCACCAATGAAAGTGATTGTGTCATCAACTAAATTAACTGAATCTGTACCGGTGTCGCCTTTAATAGACAATGTTGTTGAGATTGTTGCCGAATTGGCAATGGTCATAACACGACCGTTTGCAGACACTTGAATGATAGGTATTACTGTTGAACCACCATAAACACCAGCGGTTAGACCAGCAATAGTGTTAAGTGATGCACTTAATGTTGCATTTGCAGTACCATTAAACAACTGTGCAGAAGCAGTAATGTCGCCACCAGTAACATCAATATATCTGTCGGTCTGAAATTGTGTTGCTGAGTTTGCGTTACCTGAGAAAGCACCAGTACTTAATGTACCACCATCGGAGAAACTAATGCTTCTAACGTTTGCGTGGCCTAAGAAAACGTTACCAGCTGCATCACGTTTAACAATTGTACTAACAGTATTTGAACTGGTAGCTGCATCAATTTGTGACGTATAATATTGACCACCAACATTAACAACACCTGTACCAGATGGTGAACCAATGAATATGGTATTTGAAAGGTATGAATAACCAAGTTCACCAGCTTTTAGGCTTACTGGTGTGCCTAGCGTGGTGGAACGCTTGATTAGAATTGAGGTGTTTCCGATGGCCATTATTATTATCCTTTTTAATTAGTTGGATTTAAATCCTATATCTATTTATGAAAAATTGCCTGCATCAATTATACTAAGCGCATTAGCAATATACTCTGGACCAGCAATACTGACGATATTATTGGTCCATAATTGAGTTTCCACATTTAATGTGGTACTACCAATAAAAAGTGTGTTGGAAAGAAAAGAAAATGCCAATTCACCGTCAGCCAAATTACTTGGTGCCGTGTTTGCGTAAGAACGCAGTATTTGGATTGTTGTATTTGATCCTGCCATAACTTATCTCAAAAGAAACCCATATCAACACCCTGGAATGCCAAATAAGTTATAGAGTTTGCTACTGCTCGTTGAATTGCATCTTCTGGAATCACACCTTGAATGGTCTGCACTGGTGTAAGACCACCAACCGGTGATACAACAAGCGCAATCGGATTAGGATTTGCTGCTGTTGGTGCAGCTGAAAATGAAAGCGCACCAGTTGTTGCTTCGGCTTTAATGATTGTACCATCCAAGTCAATAGTGTTACCACTTAGAAAAAGACTTCGGAACTTTCTTGTTCTACTACCAAGGTCAAATGTTCTTGATTCTGTTGGTAATAAACTACCATGAACTGGTGTATCGGTACCAAGGCCTTTGGCACTAAATGTTTTTGTCTGTGAGTTATAAATTATCACATCACCGGTGTTTGCACCAGTTAAAGATAAGTCTGTTAAACTTCTAAGTGTTTGTGTACCGTAAGATAGAGTTTTGACCCTTGATTTTTGTCCTTCTACTCTTACCCTAACGGTTGCTGGTTGTCTGACTGTTACTGTTGGCATGATGTTCCTTTAAAATACAGTAACTTGAGGCAACACGTTCACAATTCCTTCTAAGACTCTCGTAACATTGTTAGAAGAATCTTTTATAACAACATCATATACGTATCTGCCAGCAGAAATATTTGCTGTGTTTGCATATGGTAAAGACATAATCATAATGCCTTCAGTTGGATCATTGATAGTTATAACAAATTGTGCTGTTGTGTTACTTGAATAATAAGATTTTTTCATCACAGCTTTGATTTGGCAATTAACTAATTGAAAAGGTGTACCATCGGCCTCATCCAATGCTACTGATGTATTGAAGCTTGAACCTTGTTCTAAAAATAATTCTTGATAACCTGCTGGCATTTTTTAACCCCTTTAGAGGTATTTATTACTTATGCGGTTCGCATCCAAACATATAACGGATCAATGTCTGGTGTTGTATTTGCTGTGGCAAAGGCTGTGTTGGTAACTGCTACCCAGGTACCAAAACCAAAAAATGTATTTGGATTAGCACTGTTTAATCCGTTCATATAAATTGAACCAATCGGATAACCAGTGGTTAATGTATTTATTGTGGTAGGAATAGATGGTTTATCTGATAAATCAAAGTAAGAACCTGATGTGGCCACTGAGGCTAAACCTGCAACAGCTGATGCATTAATTAAAATTGCAATATTGTTTGCTGAAGTAAGTCTACCTCTGTTGTCAACGGTGAATCTTGGCACAAAGGCTTGTGACCCAAGTGAGCCAGCCGTTACACCTGTTATAGTTAGTCTAGCAGATGGTAAAAATCCTGTGTTTATATTAGCTGCATCTGTTGTGTCTGTCGTTGCTGATGTGGCCAAACCAGTAACTTGTGAAGATGATATTGATATTGTAACGTTAGCTGCTGATGTAATTCTACCATAAGAATCTACTACAAATCTTGAGTATGCGGAACCAGCTGAGGAACCATATGTTCCAACGGTCACTGCTGTTGTTGGTAATCTAGCCGCAGGTAAGGTACCTGATGTAATGTTATCAGCAACTGTAGTATCCGTGGTTGCTGATGCAACGAAGGTTGGATAACCAGTAATCTGTGAAGTTGCTATTTGAATTGCAGTATTAACGACACTAGTAATTCTGCCTTTTGCATCTACGTTAAATTTTGGAACAGAACTTGCTGTACCATAACCTGTTGCAGCTACACCAGAATTAGCTAATCTAGCATCAACAAATGTACCGGACGTTACTTGACTTGTAGTTATTGCAACAGCCTGTTGTGACGCTGATGTAATTCTACCTTGAGCATCAGTTACAATTGTTGGTATTTGTGTGGCATCACCATAGGTACCAGCAGTCACTGCTGTGTTTGCTAGTACTGATGGCGTTATCTTTGTTGTCATTTATTCTGTCCTTTTAATACTTCAATTTCTGCTTTAAGTTCTTTAATGGCTTCAATCAAAACACCAACAATATTACCATAAGCTACTGACATAAATTCATCTTCACTTGAGGCCTCCATGACAACTTCAGGTAATACTTCCTTCATTTCTTGTGCAATGACACCAACACCCTTTGTGCCTGAATCAATTCTTTCATAAGTAACACCACGCATCTTTGATACAGTGTCTAAAGCATTTGTAATTGTTTCAACATTTGTTTTTAATCTTGCATCAGAATAAGCAGTAACGTTGTTTCTAAACACAGCACTACCATTAGTGTCTAATGTCATTCTATAAGAGTTTAATCCATCCGACCATCCACCAATTCTAAAGATGTTATCATTATCTAGACCCATATTAATCGCAAATGAACCTGGTCTGTGGAAGGACATAGTTGCATGGTTTGTACCTATAGCACCGTTGTTACCGTAAGCTGCTAATGTTCCTGATTGGCTTGCTGTGCCAACACTCGAATCACTTCGGAAATTTTGGCTGCCAGTAACAATACCACCAACTGCCAAAGTTATTGCTTGAGAACCATTTATTAAAAGTGCCTGGCTAGGCAATTCATACTGTGTGCCGTTGTTGTATAAGTAACGATTTTTTGCCTTGTTTAAGTAAATGGCACCAGTTGTATCTCCGGTTCTATATGCAGTAATATCACCATCTACTCCTAATATAATTTTGCCGCCGCCAGTAACAGTTGTTTCGCCTGTAAATGCTGCACCAGATAATTTTGCTAGGCCTGATGGTAGTCTTGCATCAGCCAATGTTCCTGATGTAATGTTACTTGCATTAGTTGCATCTGTAATGGTTGGAAAGTCGGAAATTTGTGACCTGGTAATTGAAATTTGTGATGAACCAGCAGTAGTCAACCTACCCTTTGAATCGACAGTGAAGGTTGCAACTGAAGATGAACTACCATATGAACCAGCTGTCACTGTTGTTGTTGGTATTCTAGCTTCAGGTAAGGTGCCTGAAGTAATGTTAGTTGCACTGGTTGTATCTGTTGTAGCAGATGTTGCAAAGGTTGGATAACCAGTAATCTGTGAAGTTGCAATTTGAATTGCAACGTTAGATGCACTAGTAATTCTACCCTTTGCATCAACAACAAATTTTGGTATTGAACTTGCTGTGCCATAACCTGTTGCACCTACACCAGAATTATTCAATTGACTATCAGCAATAGTACCAGTAATTTTTGTACTTGCGAGACTTGTTATAAAAGATGGATTGGCATATGATTCACTTGAATACAATCCGTTTGTTACTGTGCCTGCATTACCAGTAATACTATGTGTAAGTGTGTAACCGGAATTTGCATGATTAGTCACATATGCGGTTGTCGCAAACACAGTATTCGATCCTAAGTTTATCGGCATCGTCAAACCATTAACACGACCAGTAAATGTGCCACCAATTATTGGCATCTTTCTAGTTTCTAGGTTGTCAATTGCATCTTGAATTGTTGAACCAACCATATCACCTGACGCAGGACCATAAACAATGTTGTTTGCAAAGTATTCATACACCGCATAGCCATCAACCTCAACCAATATTTTGTCGCCTGTTACTGGTGCGCTTGTGAACTGAACAATTGAGTTTGAAGTGAATGCAAAATATTCGGATTCTAATTGACGCACACCGTTAATGTATGTTCTTAGTTGTGTACCAACACTAAAGGTCGGTGTAGTAAATTTGGTTGTGAGGCTGTCACCGGTATATGATAAACGTGATGATGAAATTCTAGAACCTGGTTGTGTGCCACCTCCACCTTCACCTGTGCCACCGGTTACCCAAGAATAACCACCTGCACCATCTGTACCCAAAACTTTTCCTGCGGCACCTGAACCTGCTGCAGCAGTGACAGTCAAACCAAATAATGATGCGTAGGATGATGTTCCTGTACCGCCTTGGCCAACCTGTAGTGGTGTTGTCAGTGACAGTGCAGCAAAGGTTGGTGAACCTGTTGTGGTTAGGTCTTGTGATGTGCTAATGGACAATGTGTTACCAGTATCATTATCATTTGTGGCAAATATAATAATACCATTGTTACTCTTTAAAGTAATACCTGCTGCACTTGCAGAAATTGAACCTGTTGTTCCACGAATTGAAGAAATAACACTGTTTGCTTTTGTGAATGCTGCGTTGGCTTGTGCAAATGCTGGTGCAACCTGAGGTGCCACATTGTTTGCAGATTCAAATGCTGCATTAGCATGAATGAAGGCCGCATTAGCAAACGATGCAGTTGTATTTTGTGCTGTATAAGATGAGTTGGCTCTAACAAAGGCACCATTAGCAAAACTACTAGATAAAGTAAAACGATTTTGTAAGAAGGTATTTGCTGTTTCAATTCTTTCATTTAATGTATTTGCAGCCAAAGAGGAGGCAACACCTAATGAACTTGTAGAGGTTAATACATCGCTAAGATGTTCATCTGTTAAAATTCTGTAATAATTACCACTGTTTGTTTCGTAAATGTCCCAATATTCTTCTGTTTCATTCCAACGAATCTCTCCGTTTGCACCAGTTTGTCCTCTATTTACAACAATGCTACTAAATTGTCCTTCATTTGAACCTGCATTGATTGTGAAAACGTTGGAGTTATAAATCGTTGCTCCGTTAATAATGAAATTACCACCAACCGATAGTTGTCCTACAGTTTGTAAATTACCAACAAATACTGATGCGTCATTAGCATCAATTTTTTGTGTCACACTCATTGTTGCAGTGTTTACAGAAACATTTGATTGTAATCTGTTTGTAAATGTATTAGCAGTTACATTCAATAATGGTGTAAAGACTATGCTGTTTGCTTCTAGTCTATTTGCAAATGCTGTTGTTGATACACTTAAAATTTGTGTATTAACGGATGTATTTGCCTGTACTTGGTCAATCAATGCACGTTGAGTCACAGATATAGTTTCTGTATTGGCTGATGTATTGGCTTGTAAAGTATTGGTATGAGTTTTACCTGTTACAGCTATAGCTGCAGTGGTAATTAATGTGTTTGCAATTAAATTTTTTGTCCAACTGGTGTTAACAACACTTGAGTTGGATGTATTCATTGACGAATTTGCTTGAACAGTTTGAGTTAATGTGGTACCCTCAACGTCTATTGAAGGTGTATAGATATGTAAGTTTGCAGTAAGATAATCACCAAAAGAATTTATTGAATGTAGAGTTGGTGTGGTTATATTTGAAGATGCAAAGAACGATGTAGAATTGGTGTTACCTACTGTTAAACTATTATTTTGTAGGTATAATGTATTTGCATATATTACATTACTAAAGACCGTGTTTGATGCGAAAACATCGGTTGAATATGTGGATCCTGTGACGAAAGAACTATTACTTACGAATGAATTGCCTGTGATAAATGCTTCTGGAACAACTATAGTAGAGTTGGCAACCAAAAATTTTGCATATAGTGTATTAACTACAGAAGCATTTGAAGTGTTTACGGATGAATTGGCTTGCAATCTATTTGTATGTAATGTGTGTACAATAGATGCGTTGGATGTGTTAACACTAGAGTTGGCTTGTACCGAGTTGCCAAAGATACCAGTTGTTATAGAAATAGTTGCAGCGTTAATAACGGTGTTAGCTTGAATTTCTGTGGTTGTTATAGAAGTGTTTGATTGTAAACGACTTGTGTAAATATAAGTATTTGCTGTAAGTACACCTGTAACAACTTGGTTATTTGATTGTAGTTTACTGGTGTATGATGTACCAGTAACAGATAGAGTTTCTGTATTAACTTTTTGACGGGCTTCTAGAATATTTAAATCTAGGTTTCCACCAACATACAAATCACCGCCAACTCTTGCATTATTTGCAACCTTTAAACCAAAACCGGAACCTAAAACATTCAATACGTTTGCAACGTTTGCACTACCAGATGCAACCAAACTTAGTTCTGTGTTTGTGAATCGACCTTGACGTTCAACTGTCAAATCATTTTGTACTGTCGCAGAAGAACCAACACCTTGAACACTCAATGATTTTTGTATGACAACATTACCATTTGATTGCAGCGCAGTCAATGTGCCTTCTGAAAGATAAATTGTACCGGAATCTTTTACATAATTGTCTTTGGCCAATGTATTATTTTCAGCAATCAACGCACTGGTTGCAGTCAACCAATGTCCGAATGTGTTGGCATAATTTAATGAGGTAACTGTATTAGCCATTTTAACCTTTTTCTAATAGTTTTAGTAACAAACTTTTTATTTCTGTCATGTCTTGTTTCATTTCTGTGATATCAAACTTTACTTTATTTATTTCTTCTTTTTGAGACTCCATACCACGGCGTTTGGCCAAGTATTCGTCCAGTCCAGTTTTATCCTGATTAATTATGGCATTATTTCTAGGGTCTCTCACCAATTTTGTGCCTTGTACTTTTAACAAATGCATAATTATACGGTATTAGTATTTGCTGGTAGAGCGATACATCTCATATCGGATAAGAAAGGAACAAGTGTTTCATCTGTAGTTGTTAAAACAATTTTGATAGCGAACTGGCTAAATGTGTAATATGTTTGTCCATTGTTACCCAAATAAGAAATATATCCTTGGTCTTTACCTAGTGTTCCTGGAGCAAAAGTATACTCATGTAAGTCAGCTCTTGCTAGTGAATATGCACCATCAGAACTGTTTGTTTTTGTCATTAATTGCCAGTAACCATCATCAAATTCTTGAGTATCATTTCTACTCAATACTTTATAGTAAACATTGATATCGGTTCCTAATGGACGATATGCACCCATGTAAACGTTCAGGTCACCAGAATCAAAGCCACCTTGCAGTACAATTTTCTTGGTAATATATCGTGTTGCTGCTGGTCCACCTTTTGTTGATGTTTCTCCAGCAACAATTGCAGTTGCACCTGTTCCTGGTGTATTGTTTGCATCAACTATTGTAATAGTTGGTGTCTCAATGTATCCAGCACCCGGTGTTGTAACATAAATTGCATCAATAACACCACCAACTACATTGGCTGTTGCGTATGCCTGTTCACCATTCTTGCCAGTTGGTGGTGAAATTGTAACTGTTGTGTTTTGAACGTTATAACCACTGCCACCATTGGTAATTGATATTAAACCATTTGATAAAGGACAATTATTAATATCATACTGAATCGTGAATAAAGAAGTTCCAGCATCGGAAATAATAGGCGATACTGCATCATCTTTTGACTCTAAGTAACCATACATGGAGAAAGAAGTTGTTGAATTGGCTTGAATTATTCTTTGACCTCTATTGTCATTCAAATAAATGTGTTCAAACATTGTTGTACCATATTTACCAGGATTAATATTAACCTCGGATGTATCTGTGCCATTTTGCAATGTTGCTGAATAGGTATATGTAATTGCTGTTGATGAAGGAACAAAATCTGTTGTTGTAACATTAAAGGCATCAACTAACATATCTACATTTGAGGTTGTTCCGACCACATTAGTCATATTGTTTGCATTAGTGTAATAATCAATTTGATTTTCAACTAACGTTCTCTGTGGCATTTTCTTAGGAACAACCATTCTAATCGAAGGTGTTTTTGTTATGTCAAACTTAGCACGTTCAATTGTAAACATTAAACTTTGATTTTGGTCCGCTTGCCATGTTTGTGAATTTTGTGACAAGAATAATGAACCCACATAAGGAGCTGTTGCAATTTTTGTAATTGAACTTGGATATGGATCAGATGCTAGATTCTTTACAGATGATGGTAAAGCTGTGTCACCGTTTGCAGCACAATATATATTGTATTCATTTGAAGAAGAACGTACAATCATTGCATACAACACATCAGATTGAATGTAAACTGGTGAATCAAAAACAAATTCAGTATACGCATTTTCATCCAAATATTGTGGTGATGTTGACGTTTTGACTTTGTATGCTGGTAATGTAACAATAGAATTATCTAATGTAGTACCATTTGGATAACCGTTTAATGTACCAACAATAGACAACCTTACTGGTGCAGTATCACTCACCGGTTTTGATGAGAAGAATACTCTAACTGAAGCTAAGTAAGCACCATTAGGGAAATTCGATTTATCAATAATAAATGTTTGTGCAACAGGATCATGTTTAGTATACCAATAGGCATTTTTTACATCTACTACTGTTTCAAATGTTACTACATCACGTTTCTTTGTTTGCAAGAAGGTATCTTTTGCGCCAGCTGGTGATGCACCGAAATCTATATTTTGTTTGTTAACTTGCAAACCGGATGCATAGAATGTACCTTCTGCAAATGTTGTTATAGTGGCTTCGTTTCCATTGAAACGATTGTCCATACGTAACACTCTAGTACCTGTGTGGAAAGTGTTTGCTGGTACAATAAAGATACCATAGAAACTTCCTTCTTCATCTGTTACAAATGGACCAATAGAATATAGGTCATTAACTGAACAAGATATTCCTGTAGCCAATGTCAATACTTTACTTGTTCCATTGTAACCGGTAATTACTGCTGATTGGCCTTGTCCGTTACCTGCATTAATGTACAATGTACTACCAACATAATCTGTGCTTGTTGAAGAAGCCAAACTTGACAATACTATTGTTGTTGAATTGGTAACAGCTTGCACTAAACCACCATTATGTTTTTGACTACTAAATGTTCCTGATGCGTTTGTGCTTTGATACACACCTTCAGCATTAAAGAAAGCATTTCGTATAGTTTGACCATTGTGATATGTTGTTGTTCTACCATCTCCTGATACATACAATCTTAGTGCATTAGAATCTGGATAATCATATATGCCAATAACAATACCTGTTGGATAAAATGTTCCTGATGTGTAGTAACCAACGATATCACCTGGTTGCCATGGTCCAACAGCATCAGTTATTTCAATCTCATTTGCTTTTTTGATGTAGTTATCAACACTAATTGTATCAAAGAAACTATAAATTGGTGTTTTGTATAACATCTCCTGAGCTCGCACAACAATATCTTGTTCTCTCATCCATGGTAAAATACTAATGTCATTGATGTAACCATTATTTAAAGAATATGTATTATCAATTTGACTATATGCACCAAGTATATCTGTTCCGGTTTGATTTGTTACGGTTTGATATGTTGATGTTGTTGTTGTTTGTGTAACATGTTCTAATGTTCTATTATCAATCCATCTAGTTTCCCAACTAGCAGATGTTGACGATTGTGAATCTAATGTTGTTACACCAGAAACTGATTGCCAATCACCTGAAACTAAAGTATTAATCTGATTGGAACTTTGCCAGATATGCAGGTTAGGATCAACAATCAATAATGATGGTGAATATGTTGTATCCACCCAAGTGTCAACGTTAGGTGATAGTGAAATCAAACCTTTCGCATTTGTTACTGAGAAAGGATTTAAATTTACGGTTCTACTTGCTAGTCTTTGTGCAATAATATTCGTATTAGTATATGGCAAAGAAAAATAATTTGTATAACCGTCAGAGGTTCTAGCAAAATTTAAAGCAGAAATAGCAGTGCTCGTTGGTCTACCCATGTTATAGGCTAGAGCTAAACTCTTTAATGGAAAATTCTTGACAGTTTGTTTTGCTGTCATCTGTTTAGTTCTGCGGTTAATATTCGCACTGAAATCTGCAATACCAGCATCAGCTGCTGCGTAGCCAGAAAAATCATCTACCATAATACCGTTTTTGAATCTGTTTAGTCCAAATGCATCCGATATTTGTAATGAGTTTGCGTTTTGTTCAAGTGCATTTAATGCAGTATAGTATTCAATTCTATTAATTCTTGTATCCAAACCAGCAATGTCCGACATTGTGTAACGGCGGTGTTGTAATGATTCGATTGATAAGTCTGACAATCCTGTTGGAATTTCTGTTGGTACATATCCAGTATATGGTCTGTGTACCAGGTTGGCCAACACCAATGCACCCTCAGGTTCATTTGGTAACAAAGGATTTATTGAAGGAGAACCTTCAATTATTTGTATTGCTTTATCTTTTGTTATGATTAATTTGTCCTTACGACCAAGGTAGTAAGAGTAATCACAAATAAATGTTGATAGATTTGCTGGTAACAATGAACCGGCTCTTGGTGATCCCGGATTAGAATAACGGAAAACAAATTGTGTCTGTGCATTTAGTCTTGATGGTCTAAAATCAATACAATCTCTCAAAGAATATACTGCACCGTATTTACTAACGTATGATGGTATTTGATTATAGTCTTCTGGCGAACTTGAGTTGTCAATGTATGACATTTTACTAAAGTAACCATCACCACCACTGTGTTTGTAGTAGTCAACAATAACAAGAAGATTTCCTGTTGGCTTAATTGCACCTGGTCTCAATGATACTGATGCATGGTCATAGTAATTATCTTTTTGGCCATTATCAAATGTGTAACGGCTGGTAACATCATATGAACTGTTAGTTAACATTGCAAGTGTCGGTACTATATCAGTTTTTGTATCTATAATCTTTACGAGTTGTTTAACATCAGACAAATATAATGATTGTTTAACACCGTTTGAAAGAACACCTGATGCTTTAATGTAAATGTGACCAGTTGAACTTGCTGAATCATCAACAAAAGTATTTGTTGCAACTTGTGTAACATATCCTGATGCATTACTAGTAACTGTGCCTGTGTTTCCTGTAACTAAATTTTTGATTCTTAAGATGTGGCTGGTATTTGTACCATCAACAACAAAAACTTTTGCAATGATTGTTGCGGTGAAGGCCGATAAATCGGATGTTGGTGTAGTAAATGTTGCAACTGAACCATCATTATTTAAAGAAACAGCTCTACCATTAAATGTCCATGGAATAACTTGACCATTAGTTATGGTACTATTTGATTGTCTGTCTGTAACAATAACTGTATAACATTGTTCTACAACATCAGTTGAGAGTGTTGTGCCTTCGTTACCCAAATGTTTAATAACACCCGCATAACTACTTGTGTAATCTAATGAGGCTGATAATGTGGATCCAGAAACGTTAAAGTTTACGCCTTTAATTTCTTGATATGTTGTATATGATGGTGATGATATACTTTCAACATATGGATTGCCGATTGGATAAATCATTTCGGCTATATTTGGATTAAAAAATTCTGTATCTCCTGCTGGTAAATTACCTGATTTTCCAGAATTGTCAATCTTTGCACTTGCATATTTAACTTTTGGATATGCACCATCACTATTCGTAAACACCATAGACTCAATATCTGGTGTATCAAAATTCAAAACATACACAGAAGTATTATCCGGTACAACACTCCAAGATTGGTTTACTGTTGCGGCTCTTGTTGTACCATTGTAATTGGAAATGGTTCTTGTTTCACCAGCGTTTGTGCCTTTGATAATTGAAATATCTACACCAACATAAGCATTATCAACTGTGGTTGATTGGCCGAGAGCGGTCAATGTGACCATGGTTGAGTTTGCCGATATTACATTTGCTGAAATTGATTTATTTACAAGGTCAAATACGTGTGCTTTGTAAATATATGTAGACGGATCATTGTTTGTTGGACTACTTTCAAATTGAAGTCCACGGATATAGGCGGTTGCAACCAATGTTGAATTGTAAGTTGTTGCATTTGCAGTATTGATATCTGTGTTAGCAACACAATGGAAGTCCACTGTGTTTGCTGTTGTTACAGGAAAAGTTTGTGTGCCTGAACCAGCAATATTACTTACTAAGAAATAACTGCCATAATCTATAAAAGATGGTTCATTATTTTGTGAAGCTGTTGTTCTTGCACGATTTGAAATCAGGTTAATTGGTGATGGATTCTCAACACGATAACCGTGAACATATGCCAACCCTTTACTAACACTCATTGTGTATTTGTCTTCATCAGCCGCATAAGATTTTGGTGTTAATTTAAAATCTTGAATTATATAATCACCATTAGTTTCATAGTCACGCTTGGCAAAGTAATCATCAATGGTTGCATAGACTGAACCATCAACCATTCGATACACACTACCTTCTTCTATACGGACCAATTCAATGAACAATGCATCGTCACCAAAATATAATGGTCTTGATGATAGTTGTAAACTAATTACATAACGGTCTGCACCTGGAGCCTGATAGTTGGATGCACCAACGGCCGGATCTAATAGTGAATTATCATTTGCATAATCAAAAATTGTTTCAGTAATTTCTAAACCAACTCGCTTTGATGGAAGATTACCGTATTTGTCCAAGATAACTGTTTGTGGGCTTACTTGAACGAAGTTACCTAGTACATAAAAAACACCTTGTGAAATGGATGCAATTGATGCGGATCCAACTGATTCACTTGGCATAGCTTGACAAGTTAGATTTGAATTTGCGTCATAGATAATATCATTGTCTGCAAATTGTGTACCAGTTTTATAAGAAACAATCAGTGTGGCTGGATCGCCTTCACCAGATGTGCCTGTTGCTACCGCAGTTGTTATAACTCTAGCAACAACAGTTCCAGTAGCATTTCTAATTAATTTATCCTGGAATTGTTCAACATCAATAGTAATACCTTCAAAGGCATCTTGAATCTTAACATACTTTACATCAAAATTGCTTGTAACCTGGCCACCTGTAACAGGAGAATTTTGTTTAAAAATGTTGTCCGCAAAACTGGTGATTTGGTTTTGTAATATTGTTTGTGCTTGTGTTAATTCTCTTGCTTGTACAGCAACACCAGGTTTAAACAATATGCGATGGAAGTTTTTTGTTCCATCGAAATCGTCATAGTATGGATCAACGTTAAAATTTAAAGCCATTTTTTTCCCTTAGAAACCTAATACGAATCTGAATTGTTCTATGCCATCAGTACTTCTTTGAACACCGGACCTATTCTGTACATAAATCATATAACCAGAATGAACTGCAAAATTTGGAGTACTGTATGACAATAATGTTCTTGTTGTCTTTGAATCTTGCCCAAATATTGGACTGTTATTTGCTGGAGTGCCTGTTGTATTTATCAGCTTAATCAGGTTGGAACCACCGTCAAAACTCAAAACGTTTGCGTAAAATGATGGATTGGCCAAAGTACCTTGATATACAAACTCATCAGCTATATAACCCGCATCTGAACCTGGAGCCACGACAATGTTTGTTGTTGTACTGTAGATAATACCATTGGCTGGGTTTGGATTGAATTGTTTTGTGGTTGGATTCACCAAGATACCAACTTGGTGATAGTCAATATCTGTTGGTACAAAACCATTTTCATCACCATCAAACTCAGCGGTTAACATAACATGTTCACAACCTAATTCAGAAATAGGATCGAACCCGTGGCCACCAATTGGTGATGTTGCCCATGTAACGTTGGCGTTACTACCTATTGTGGAAGTCACCGCAATATTGGCATAGGTATAGTTGCTACCTGGATTTACCACAATAATATCTCTAACTGAACCACCATCCACTAATGATTCCACGTTTGCGGATGCGCTCGCACCTGTGCCGTCACCTGTGATAGTAACATACACAACCGCATTGACCGTGTCGTATCCTGACCCACCATTTATGACGTTGATAACATCTATACTGCCCGCACCTGCACTGGTAACTAATGGATTAGGAGTGTTTGAACCCACCTGCACAGGCATCCATTCTTTGTCCATGAATTTTAGTTTTAGACCAGTGTCGATGGTGTACATAAATTTCCATTTGTAACCATCGTCACCTTGGAAGATTCTGTTAGCTGAGTATGTACCAGGTTCAAAGTATGGTTCTCTTGTTGATGCACCAGCGTTGTTGTTCCACAAACACTTGAAGACTTGGTCGTATTTGTTTTTGACGTAGAATGTTTTGGTTATAAAACCGTTTGCATCTTTGACCAACATATCAACATCGTCACGGAAATAATCATACACTGTACCTGTAGTCCAATTTATTCGTTGAATGACTGGTGAAATATCACTGGTCTTAATTTGTTTTGCAACAAAGATGTTCTTTTGAATTTGTTTCATTGACTTTAAGTCACCTGTTGGTGTAACAGGATTATTATTGTCTGCCCATGGAGTTGGCTTGGCCAGAAAACAATAGTAAGAATGAATTGGTATTGTAATTGCAGGTGGTACTACTGCAACTGGTGCATAATACAACAGGTCTATCTGAGAAACCTTTGATGCGCTTGTGAGTATGTTTTTATTTGCCATGATTTATTTATTATGCCTTTGTAATAGCTACAAAAGTATTTTGTGTCGTTCCGTCAATACTCATGTATCTTGCCAAAATGGTTGTTGTTGCCGGTATTGTATATGTTGTTGTATTAATTGTTGAATTTAATGCAGAAACTCCGTGTGTAAACACTTGACTTGTTGCAGCAGTATTTGTAATCCATGCAACAACTTCTTTACCTGTTAACAAATTAGATAGTGTAACTACCAATCCAGCGGCAGTCTGAGCACGAACCAATGATTGTGTTGTCATATCAATTGTGATTGCAGTCTGAACACCAGCTAAAACTGTCGGTGTATAAACGAAACCGTTTTTTGGTTCAATTGATCCGGTGGTAATCAGGCTACCAGCAAGTGTGCCACTTGCATTTGCTAATGCATTGTTTGCTTTGGTGAAGGCACCATTAGCGAATGATGCACCAGAATTGGCTGTTACAAAGGCACCGTTAGCAAAACTAGCAGCTGCATTGGTTGTTTCAAAAGCACCGTTAGCAAAAGAGGCTGCTGAGTTGGCTACTAAGAAAGCACCATTAGCAAATGATGCTGTAGTATTTTGTGATGTATAGGATGCATTGGCTGTTATAAACGCACCGTTGGCAAATAATGCACCAGAAGTTGCTGTAGTTGATGCTGCATTAGCAGTTTCAAAAGAACCATTAGCAAAACTGGCAGCTGCATTAGCAGTTACAAATGCACCGTTAGCAAATGATGCTGTAGTATTTTGTGATGTATAGGATGCATTAGCAGTTACAAAAGCTGCATTAGCAAATGATGCTGTAGTATTTTGTGAATCATAGGATGCGTTGGCTGTTACAAAAGCCGCATTGGCAAATGATGCACCAGAATTAGCCGACACAAATGCACCATTAGCGAATGACGCACCACTATTAGCAGTTATAAAAGCCGCATTAGCAAATAATGAATTTGAGTTTGCCTTATCATAAGAAGCATTTGATGTAACAAAAGCCCCGTTTGCAAACGATGCGGCACTATTAGCCTGTGCATAACCAGAGTTGGATCTTGTGAAGGCCGCATTAGCAAACGATGCAGTTGTATTTTGTGATTCATAAGATGCATTAGCAGTTATAAATGCACCATTAGCGAACGTTGCGGTAGTATTCTGTGCAACATAAGAAGCATTGGCTGTAATGAATGATGCATTGGCAAATAATGCGCCAGAATTGGCTGAAAGAAATGCACCGTTGGCAAAATTGCCAGCAGAATTTGCAACGCTTGATGGTGTATTTGCCTGTAAGAAAGCCGCTTGTGCATATGCATCAGACAATCCAAAAATTTGTTCTAACGTGTATGAATTAGTGCTGTTTGCTTCTAAGTTCACACCAACAAAAATTGTATTGGCTCTGTTAGTTGTTGTACTACCCTGTGTTAATTGCGAAATTTTTACTGTTGACATTGTTTACCCCAATAGGATTGTTTTTCCATCTTCTGTTATTAATGTATCACCACTTTCTGTGATGAGGTCTGGTATATATGGTACTCCAGCTGAACCATATAATTCAATTTGACTTGATGATACGGTACTGTTTGCAATGAAGGTTCTTTTCACAGCCATATAAGAATTTGTCGTTGAGGTTAAATTGGCTGACAAATATATTTTTTTGTTTATGTAATCAACTGTATTAACTACCTTACTTGAATTATTATCAACAAGAACAACGTCACCACGATAAACAATATCTCTTATTGGATACTCTGGATCACTATAGTTTCCATTGTTCATCAAGTCATACAGACCAGTTAGAGATGTAATATTTAGTACGTTTGAACCGGAGTTACCTGTTACTACAGCAACGTTTGCATAGGTCAACCAAACATTACTTGCAAGTGTAACTGTGCTTGTTGCATTGCTAACCGAAACAATTTCTGAATATACATTTGGTCCATTTTTAGTTTCAATAAGAATGTGTGTATTTGGAGTAAATATTTGCTCTAAGTTTGCACCATTTGTTTGATTGATTTTAATTATGTTGTTACTTTTATTGGTAAAATCTGTTACAATTGTTACCACATTTTCCACATTCATATCAATATAATAAGACCATGGTTTACCCAAATACATTGCTTCAAAAACATGTGAATTTATATTGTTATTTGATTTTAAACCATAACGTCCCAACACATTTGTTCCTACAGGATGTAACAGACCTAAAAGAACTTCTCTATATTTTGAAATCTCTTTATCAACTGTAATCAAATAGGTAAAGTTATTGTACCTATCGTCCTGCATAATGTCAAATGAACTTGGTTGTCCTTGTGAGGTCAAATACTGACCATCACCGATGACCAATCCATTTAAGAATGTTGCGTTTGCTTTTGCTGAGCCGTCACCATATGAAATGTAACCTTGTTTGTTATAGTTTCTGGTGTATACTGTTCTATTACCTGATGCATCAAAGTAACTATATGATTTTTCAAATTGCGGAAATGCCGAGTTGGCCATTCTCAAGTTGATGTTTCTATCTTCACCTAATATCTTCAATGTTAAATTTGGATTTGGATTTGCATTGTAGTTAAACACTTGTAGATTGTACAGTGACAATTGTGTGTTTGCATCTGGAGCCAATAATGATACTGAATTAACTCTGGCGGTATATGTTG